TTATCGTGTTTGTATTATTATATAATTTTATTTTTATTAATATAACTCCACTTCACTATAACTATTCTGCATAATCCTCTTTTGTTATTTTTTTATATTCTGTTGCTGTAATCCATTTTCCTACTGCGTTACGAACTCTTGCTTTGCCCCAAATACCATTTTCATAATAATTTTTTACTTTTTCAAAATTTTTACTCATAATTTAGACCTCCTCTAAATCCACACCAGTCATCATTGCTAAATACTCAATATTTGACTGTATTGTTATTTTGTCAATTTCATCTTGAGATAATTCTCTTAATGCAAAATAATATCCATCTTCATAATGAAGTATTTGTATTAATTCCATATGTGTATATTCATTTTTTGTTGTTTTCTTGTCTTCTGTTTCCTCAATTATTACCTTTGATAATTTTCCTTTAAAATCTTTTTCAGTTATTTCTTTTTGAGTAATATAATAATTACCACTTAATTTTAAGTTTTCAAATTTTGTTCCATCAGATAATGTAATCTTGAATGATTTTTCCATTTTGGTACCTCCTTGAATAGATCATAATATAATTGTGTCATATTACTTATTTGTAATCTTGACATTACTTTGTAATTACTAGACATCCAACTTTTAAAAATGTTTTCTATTTCGTTCATTTTTATTCTATCTTTGTCTAATAATCTTTTATATGCTTTTAATTTTTTTCTTTCTCTTACAATTGCTTTTTTGTTTATTTTCTTTATAATTCTACCAGTTTCAGTTAGTGAATAATTAATTTGTAATACTTTGAATTGTTGTGATAATTTAGCAATTCTTGTTTTTTTATCATTAATTATCAATCCTAATTCATCAGCGATATTCTTTATATTCTTCAATACATCCATTAAGAAATCTTTATCATTATGGATAATATAACTATCATCTGTATATCTTCCATAATATTTACAGCCTCTTACTATTTTTATATAATTATCAATTTTTGATGGATAAGAAATTCCAATATTTTGAGATGGTTGACTTCCAATGTCTACTCCTCTGCCATTTTTATTATCTTCATTAAAAACATCAAATAAATTTTTAAGAATCCACATTGTAATTTTAGCCTCTTCTTTATTTGACTTTTTTAATAAATGATTAATATTTTGCAGACATAAATTATGAGGAATACTTGCATAATATCCCGAAAAATCTATTAATAATATGTATCCCTCATTACTTTTATATTTTCTATAATATTGTTGTAAATGTGTTTCAAATCTCTTTCGATGAAATGCTACACCTTTATTTTTCTGACTTGCAGAATTATCATATATAAGATATGGAGTAATAGCAGGAGTTAAAACTTCATCACACATTAAGTGATTTATAGTTTTATCTATCATATTATTTGTTGTAATATGTCGAATTTTACCTCTTTCATTTATAGTAAATTTACTTCCTTTTGATGGTTTATATTGTTTTGTAATTAAATTTTGCAAAAGGTTAGCAGTTTCTAACAAATGATTTACTTCAAATAGTTGTGTCCTGTATTTAAAAGGTGCACCTTTAATTGCTTTTGTTCCTGCCTCATATATTTTGTTAGCATCATAATAAATATTCATAAAATCATCTTTATAGTATTACTGGTCGTAACCAAACACATAATGATCAGTATTTATCAATTTTTCCAAATTGAAGGGATAATCTTTCCTTTCCTTTTCCCAACGACATACGATGAAATCTAGTTCATATAAAAATTTGTATGGGGTGTGAAATCAGGACGAACACCGTTAGAGTTCGAAGCATTGTTGTAGTTGGCATTACCATTGCTGTTCACATTAGCGAAGTACGCAGAAGAAACAACATACAAAGATTACCCACTAGTTATTTTTTATATTTTTTAAAAATCTATTATCAGTTTGTCGAAGAGATTTTATTTGATTAAATTCTTTTTGAATTTGCAAAACTAAATTCATATATTTATTTAGATCAGCATATAAACATTCTCCTGCATACTGCAACTCATCTTGCAAAGCATTACAACAAGCCATTGCTCTATCCATTTCCAATCTTCGTTCTTCAAATTCAGACATATATGTTGGAAATATCGTATTTGCAATTCTTAAATGTCTACTAATACCTGTTGCAAGTTCTATCACACTATCAGTTAATCTATTTATTTGCCCTCTATAAAACTTATACATATTTTCCTTTATTCTTTGTTGTTCTTTTTCTTCAAGTCCTTTTACTCTTTCTGTAATTCTATTTTCAATCTTTGAGAAAGTAATAAAAAAATTATTTTCTGCAAGAATTGTTACTGCATTTCTAATCGCATAAGCATTATGAATTACCTCTAATTTTGACTCTGTTCTTTCACTCTTCTTTACATCCGACATTATTTATAATACTATTTACTCCTTATCAAATTTCCACAGAAATTGTATCACTTTTTCTAATATTTTTTAACTCCATTGAAGAATAGTTATTTTATACGACAGGGCATAAAGCCCTGTCTGATGTCTGATTATATGATTAGGAAAGCAGGACGAACACCGTCAGAGTTCGAAGCATTGCCGTAGTCGGCAACACCATAGCTGTACACATCAGCGAAGTACGCAGAAGAAACAACATCCCTTAACCAATACCATTGTCTTGTTCCACTATCATTTAAAGCAACAGTTAAGTCAGGTCTTAATCTGAATAATGATAATTGTTGTTTATCTATTGTATATAAATTTGGTATAACAGTATTTGAACCACTTGAATATGTGTGTGGTGCAAATATATATGAACCATAAACCATTGGTTCATTCATTAACTCTATATCACTATCGTACCAAGTTCCTGCACTAGCATATCCATTCGTAACAGCATTTTGCAAATGATTTCTATGTTTTAAAATATGAGACTCTTCAAAGTCATTTTTTATTATAGTTTTATATTTTGCTAAATTGGTGGTATACATTGCACTACCTATATATGCACCTGTTGTAACATTGCTTGTATTCATTTGTTCATTTCCCATCGTTCTTTCAGGTATCATCAAAATATGAGGTTTTGTGCATTCTGTATCTCCCATATGTAGTCTATAATTTATATCTGCAACTAAATATTTTCTTTTACTTGTTTTTCCTATGATATAATCTCCAACGAATATATCATCAAATGTTCCTGCTGCAATTTGTTTTGACAATGTACCATTATAAAATAAATCAGTTATATCTTTTCCTCTATAAATTCCATTGTGTGAACCTGCATTTTTTTGAATTAATCCATTAAATAATGATGACATTAATGCTTTTTTTGTTTCCCCATTTTTTGAGTCAACAACAGGTATTAAATCATCATTGTTAATTAAACTTAATTCTGTTAATTCTGAAATCTTTTTAATTCCCATTTATAATTTCCTCCTTATTTTTACATTCCAATAGCAATCTTCTTGCCATCTTCTGTTGTGATATAATCTCCACTTTCTGTTATTATTGGAGAAACTGCATCCTCTAAATCTTGTTTTGTTTCAGTTAATTCAACAGTCAAATCATCAATTTGTAATTGTAACTTTCCAGCTACATCTTCACTTAATTTGTCTTTCATACTATTAAACCAATCATCAAAACTTGTTTCTCTAGCTTTTAAATCAATTTCGGCTTGTTTTGTTAATTCTTCATACCAACTAACATATTGATTTATCAAAGTCGTAGTATCTACTTGTTCAATAATGCCTGTAACCATACCACAGATCGTATTGTCTAATCTCGTATCTGTTATATTAGCTTGAGTAATTTTACTTACATTCGCATTAACTTTTACATTTGCTAAAACAATTTCGTAATAATCTGATGTTCTTTCAATTTCAACAGGAACAGGATTTGCACTTGTGATACCTTTTTTTACTATCAAATCTATTGTTCTATCAACAAAATTTAATCTAGCAACAACTCTGTCAATTCTCGCTAATGTGTCAGCACTTTCTATTAATAATGTTTCGCTTTCTTCAATCCAACCGAAATATCCATTTATAAAGCAACATCCGGCTGAAACTATAACACTCATTCCTTCATTTTTTAACACTTGCATACTTGTTGAAGGATTTGGATAAACACCATTACCAATAAAACTACTAAAGTATTTTGCGAAAAAACTAGCCTCTTGTGCTCTGTCATAAATAGGCATACCTTCATCATCATATCCAGTAATATTACTATTGAAAAATCCACTTTTCATTATACAATCACTCCTTTCAAATTATAATCATCTCCGAAAACGACATCTATTTTTTTATTTCCATTTTCAAACACCTCTGAAATTTCAACAATTCTATTGTCAACTAAAATTCCAAGTTCTTCGTTTTTATATGTGCAAATATCTCCTAAATCAAAATCTTTTCTATAAATTAAATTTGAAAAAGGATCTATTGCATAATCTGCTGTTTCGACCTTATTATAATCAGTTAGTTTTTCTATTCCTCTATTTCTTAATGCTTCTTTATATTCATCAAGAGTCATATCATCATCTTTTTGTAAATCTCTTGCATCTACATAAAGTTCTTTCCTATCTTCTCCATTGGTCTTATCAACTTCAATTAAAAAACGCTCATTTCCTTCGCCTTCGCCATAAACATAAGCAAAATTTTTATATTTCGTATTATCTAGTGAATAATTATCATTTAAAATATTTTCAAAATTTTGACTAAAAATAGCAAATGTATTTTCTGATTGATTATCAGTTCTATCTTTGCCTTGCCATACTTCAAATATAATTTCATCATTCACATAATTATAATATAGTTTAATACTTAACTCATCTTGTTTTGCTAATGTATATAGTTCCTCCATCAAATTATCTCCTGTAACCTGCATTAAATATTTTTTACCTAATCCATTTACCTTTCCTAATTTGATTTTGTTTATTTTTCTACTTGATACACTAGGATTTATAGCGAAATTATTTACTAATTTTCTACAATTATTTTCTGTTGTATCCGTCAAATTTTGTGTTGAATTTATAACACGATCATATAATAACACTTCCAAAAATCTTCCACTTAACTGTACTTTTCTTCCATCTGTTTCATTAATATATTGCATAGACTCTATTTTTGCAGTTTCATCAAAATAATTACTAAAAATATATTGAGCATTTTTTATTTTCATATAATCTTCAACTGTTATCTGCAAAATAAAGTTCCCTACATCATAATATTTACGAGTCCAAGTTAAACTTGAAAATGTATCTATTATTCCACAGGGTACAAAATTTTTATCTAACATAATTAATTCCATTTTTTACACTCCTATATATTTCTTATTAAAGTATATATTTACATCCATATTGGTATAACCTTCTTCGCTACTGTATTTAATTGTTGTAGTTCCAACAGGAAGTGAAAAAAATGTACTTCTTCTATTTATTTTATTAATTATGTTTTCTCCATTAAGCATTACTGATTTTCTTCTGTTATTTGTATTTATTTTCAATATATCGCCTTTTTTCATTGATGTTATAATTTCCATAAAATTGCCATTACTCAATTCTAATTTAGGATTTGTTACTTCCCCTCGTGTTGCTATTATGGTCATTTCTAAACCTGTTTCAAAATCGCCATCATTATTTAACACAGCCTCATTTTTATATGTTTTATATCCCATAATTGCCCCTTTTCCAGAAGGAATTACAAAAGGAAATGCAAATTGTGGAGTAATTAACGCAATATTTTTTCCATAGTTATCAATACTGCTAAACAATGGATTATTACATTCTAATGTTAAATCAAAAACTATATATCCATATAAATTACTTGTCTTGAAATTTAAAGATGTTACTTCATATTCTATTTTTCTATTAAAATCATTTCTATTAATTGTTAATTCCCCTGTATATTTTGGATTAAAGAAACTGATTAACTCTTCCCTGTTTATTGTTTCGTTTTCATCTTTCTTTATATCCCCTGAAATAATAATTTCTCTTGGCTCTATTTTTTTACCTGTAACAACCATTCCATCTTGGTTAGAGTTTGACTTGTTAATAGTGTATGAACTGCCCTCTAGCCCAGTTATACTTGTAATTCTAAAATCTGAACTTTTATTCATTTCTAATGTTTTATTATTGCAATTAAATTGCACCTCTAATTTACAACCCATAAGCTAACCTCCTTAATTGTTGTTTTGCTTCTTTTTGTTCCTCATAAGGACTTGAAACCGTATTATAGAAATTTTGTGTATTGTTAATATTTACTCCATTATCATTTTGAACTGATTTTGGGGTGTTTTTAGTTTCATCTAATAAAGTCTTTGATTTTATTTTCGCAGTTATATTACCTGTTTCAAGGGAAATTGCAGATTGTAATTTTCCATAAACGCTACCTAAATCTAGTCCATCAGCAATTTTTTGTGATAATTCTTTACTTGCATTATAAAGTTTTGGAGATGCTTTAGTTAATGTTTTTGATAATCCTTTAACCATATCAGGCATCCAAGTCTCATATTCTCTTAAAGGTCCCTTATCCGGTCTAGAAAAGTGTAAAAATTCTTTTATTTTATTGCCGACATTCTTTGCAGCATCAGCTATATTTCCTAGCATAGCTTTTATTCCATCAATAAATCCTTGTATCATATCCTTGCCCCATTGAAGTGCTTTACTTGGCAATTCTTTTAGTACATTCCAAATTGATTGTATAATTTTCCCTGCTGCCTCTCCTAATTTACTTAATAAAGCTCCAATTCCCGCAACAAGTGATGTGATGATTTTTCCTCCTGCTTGTACTATTTTAGGAAAATTCTTTGATAGTGTTGTTACTATTGTTGTTATGATTTGAGGTAACATTTCTATTAATTTTGGTATTGCTTGTGCTAAACCATCAATTAATGCAATTAGAATTTGAATACCGGCATCTATAATCAATGGCAAATTATCAAGTAATGTAGTAATTATTGTATCTATAATTTGAGGTAACATTTCAACTAATTGAGGAATTGCATCTACCAATCCCTGAATTAAACTAATTAGAATTGTAATACCTGCTTGAATAATATTAGGTAGTTCCTGTGTAATAACACTACAAATAGTTGTTATAATCGTTGGTAACATTGCTATTAATTGTGGAATAGCATTTACTATACCTTGTATAAAACTAACTAACAACTGTAATCCTGCCTCTATTATTGTTGGTAGATTTGCGATTATTGAATTAAAGATTGTCATTATAACTTGTAATACTGTTGGAATTAGTGTTGGTAATTGCTGTGCAATTCCTGTTACTAAACTTCCTATAATCTGCATTCCACCACCTATGATAGCAGGTAGATTTGCAATAATTGCTTGTAATAGATTATTTAATAATGTTCCACCTAAAGATATTAATTCAGGTATCTTTGATAATATTCCATTTACTAAATTGGTTATTATTTGAGGTCCATTAGTCGTAACATTCTGTAATATAGAATTTATTTGTTCTCCAAAATTTTGTTGTAACATTCCTAATCCTGCTACAACTACGCCTATAATTGCACTTATTCCAAATGCTTTTGTAAATATAGGTAAAAACTTTGTTGCAAATCCTCCTAATTTGCCCATAATACCTGAAAATGCTTCTCCAAATGCTCCTGTGATTTTACTTAACCCTGCTGTTATATTAGGAAAAGCTTTTCCAAGTACCCCTGTTATATTAGAGAAAACTCCCGTAATTTTTCCTCCAAAAGCACTTAATGCACCTGTTACCGGACTTAAAAAAGTTCCTATCTTTCCACCTAATGCCTTAAATGGTATAGCCAATTTATTTCCAAATCCTGAAATTATGCTTGTTACCTTACCAAATCCAGTAGAAAAAACATTACCAATTTTGTCAAAAATCCCTCCACTAAACATTGTTGATAATCCATCTGTTATCTTTCCACCAAAAGAACCAAAACTACTTCCTACTTTACTTAAAGTTTTAGGTAATCCTGATAATTTTGAACCAAATCCACTAAATTTACCTGTTACTGTTCCTAAAACACTATTTATTTTTCCAAATCCCATAAGAGCAGGTCCAAGTGCTCCTGCAAAACCAATCATTTTTAATGTTGCTGATTGTGTTTCCGGACTTAACGCATTAAACTTGTCCAATAATTGACTTGCAAAATCAATAACTTTATTAACTGTTGGTACTAGATTTGTTGTTAAATTTCCAGTAAATGCACTAAAAGAATCTTTTAATGTAGAAATTTTACCTGAAATTGTTTCAGATTGTGCTTCCATCGCTCCAAAGTATCTTCCACCTTCTGAACTTGCTTTTATAATAGCACCATTAAGCATATCCCAAGTAATATCCATCTCTTGTAGCTCTTTTTTAGTTTTTCCTGTATAGTCTGATAACATTCCATAAACATCAATTCCGGCAAAAGCAAACTGTTTAATATCCAAAGACGTGGCTTTCCCAATATTTTTTACTTGTTGTAAATTTACAGCCATTCTTTGTAATTCTTCGTTTCCACCTCCTGATGCAGAAACGGCATCTCCTAATGCAAGAATTGTTTTCCTCGAGTCATCGGCATTCATACCTGCTGAAATCAATAAAGAATTAGCCTGTGTAAGCCCTGCAACATCAAAAGGAGTCGCAGCAGCATCCTTTTTTATCTGATCTAATGTTTTTTGTGCCTCGGCTGCACTACCTAGCAAAGTTTTCAATCTAGTATTATATGTTTGCATTTCTGCATTATATTTTATACCAGCGGTAGCCAAAGCAGTTAATGGAGTAGTTAATCCAACTGTTAGTTTTTTACCAACACTTGTCGCAGTTTTTCCAACTTCATTTAAACTGTTAGAAATCCCATCAAATGTTTTTCCAACAGATGAATTTTTTAAGGAGTTCAAATCATTTTTTACGGATTTTAATCCGTTTATTGAACTGGTCTTTTGTCAAACCAACTTCAATATCAACTGAACCATCTGACATTTTCTTACTCCCTTCTTTACCAGAATGAACTTCCAAAATCTGACTCTTTTTGAGCCTCTGTCCTCATATCCGGTAATTTATATATTTTTTTCAACTTTTTATATCTGTTCTTTTCCTCTTTATCCTTGATTTTACCGAGGTCTATTGCACGATATTCCATAATTTCTACTATTTTTGTATCTTTATTTAGAGAGTCAAATAATGATTTGAATTTCCACCAATGCAGATATTTAATTTCTTGTAAATCAATTCCATATTGTTGCAAAAAAGCACTATAAATATAACCATCATCATATTCGTAGTCGTAAATCCTCTCATCTTTTTGAGAATTAAACTTTTTCCTTTTTGTTTCTTTTCCTTGATTATCTTGTGTATTAACATTAATTTCACTTTTTCCACAAGTATAAAACCAAATAATATCATTAAATGCTTTTTCAAAATCTTTTATCTGTTCAGGATGTGGATAATACAGATTAATTGCTTGAATTACTTTTACTTGTTTGTCTATGTTTCTATCTTGCATTAACATTTCAAACAACATTCCAATTCTAAAATCTGTATTAAACTCTATATCTCCCACTCTATTTTTAATAATAGTAGATAATTTATCTATTAATATGTTCAATTCTAGTCTCTTTTTGCTCTATCAGGAGAGTAATTTTCTAAATAGTTCAGTGTTTCATTAGCCTCATTATCTTGTTTATTTTTTTCCTCAACAACCTCTTTAAAAGCCTTTAAACACATTCTGTAATTGTACTTGTCTCCAAATATTGCATTTGCAGTACCATCTCCAAATACTTTATTGAAAAACTCTCTTATAACAGTGCAAAATTCTCTTATAGTTTCACTTACTTTTGAATTATCCCATTTTATTTCTTCCAATTTCTTCTGTGTTTCAGGATATTCCTTCTCAAATCTATCTAGATCATCCGCATCAGCAAAATCGAAATTTACTTCAACATTAAAAATTTTCATTAAAAATTCCTCCTCATAATAAAAAAAGAGACTAGAAAACTAGCCTCTAAATCTTAAATAAACTTATTTTTTATCTTCATTAGCAGTAAAAGAACAAGTTTCCCAATTATCTGTTGAGCTTGCAACACCTTTTACCATATCTCCTGCTGCTTTGAAAGAACCACTATATGTATAAGCATCTGTGCTATCTCCATCGCTATCAGGAATAACAGAATATTCTCTTTTTCTTGCAATGTATGTTCCTGATACACTACCTTCTTGTGAGAAATCAACTGTTACAATTGTTACTTTTTTTCCTGTAACTTCATCATCAGTAATATCAACAATTACTTGTTGTACTTTATCTCCTTTTGTTTGGTCAAATCCATAACCAATTTCAGGAGCATAACCTGTTACATCACTTCTTTCAGTTCTTTCATCAACATATCTTCTAGAATATTCGCTTGGGTTTGATGATTTTCCCATATCTGTAAATCCGTGCATTCTATTGAATGTATCTGCATTATCAGTTATTCCCATAAATGCAACCTTATCGGCTCTGTTTAAAATATCTCCATCTTTTAAACTCATTTTATATTCCTCCATTTCTTCTTTCATAATATTGACAATTCATTTGAATTATATAAATTGCCATAGTTTCTGATTTACTTAAAATATAACCCGGAGATGTGCATTTTACAGTTCTAATACCATCTATTTCCGGTAGGTTTCTATTATTATTTTGAATTTCTATCCAATCCATAAAATCATCACAAAAACTTGAGTTCATTAGATTATACAATGCAATACTGCCAATAGGAAATGCAATACTAAAATCAAATGCAATTTGTTTTATCGCAGCACCATCAACATATTGTTTAGCAATAGGATTTATTGGTGTTCTATCAATTGAATAGCTATATTCTTTATTATCTAGATAATCTACATTAATTTTATTTCCATCTAATAAAGGACACTTTTCAATAAATTCTTTAATACATTGCATTTTTGATTTTTCATTAGACATCTTATTTACCTCCATTTTTTATAAAGTTTTCTAAATCCTTTTCAACTTCATTTCTACGATTTGTCATCATTCTTTTATCCCATTCAGGTCCTCCAACAGAGTGTTTTAATTTAATCCCTGTTGCAAATTTTTTTTCTCCTTTTTTAGCCCAAGAGCTACCACTTTTAGTCAAATATAAAATTCCTTTATATTGATAATGTGAATAAGGAGAATTGTGCCTTATGGTATGTTTATTTGGATAACTTACAAGGCGGTATAAATCTCCTCCAACACGAGGTACATAAGGTTGATATAACCTATATACATCATCTCTTAAAAATTCAACAGCACTTCCATCATCTTCAATATGAAGTCTTTCTTGGATTTTTTTCTCACTATTCATATTTACAATGATATTTAGTCCACTATTATTACTCATTAATCACAAACTCCTAATTTATAGTGTTGCAAATTCCCTTTACGATTATCATCTATACTTACAATTCTAAATTTTCTAGTGTTTTTATCTCTGTATATTTGTTCAAATTCTTTCTCAATTATTCCTTCTACTACAATATCACTTTCAGATAAATCCAATTCGTCTATTGTAGGTATATAAATTGTTCCAGAACTGCCATTTTCAAGTCCGTTTATCAACCATATTAGATTTTTTATTATGTCTAAAATAAACTTGCTTAAAATGGATTTTCGTAAAAGTATCATCATTGTTTTTATGATAAATAGTAATAGAATGTATAAAAAATCGTTTATTCATTATTACACCCCACAATATAATAGAGGTTGTCCATCTTTTCCTATGACATTCCATAAATAAGTTTTTATAATTCTTATTTTGTCATCCTCTAATTTCTTTTCAATTTCTTCAGGAGTTGAGTAATTTTCACTCCACCCCTCAATATTTTGTGATTTTAAACCATTTATTTCATTTTTTAAGTTTTCAGCTTTTTCAATTTTCTCAACAATCAAAGCAGTTGCAAATTTTACATTTTCGTGTAAATCATTTTCATCAATTCTATTAAATGTTTTAGAATTTATAAAAACACTTGCATCAGTTACAAATTTATTAAAGTTATTAGGTATGCTATCGACACCTAATAACTCTTTATAATCCTTATCATTAATGTATTTTAGCATACCTTATATCCTCCAAAAGACTATTGTGTTACTTCTGTTACTTTATTTTTTCTAATTTGAACGCCTAGTTTGTTAGTAACCATTAATCCACCAACTTGTCTACCTTGTAAAGCAGATGCACCAATATGTTTACCATCTTTTAAGTCTTCAACAGCAGGTTCTTTTTTCCATACTTCATATTTTTGACAATATCTCTTATCATATATAATGAAATCAACATCATCTCCCATTAAGTAATTTGGTTTTGTAGCAACTCCTGCTAATTTACCAATTACACCTTCTCTAACAAGTTTTTCTCCAAGTGTTCCTGCTGTATTAGAGAATTTTTCATCAGTTAATAATAACTCTTCAACATCTGCTGAAATAGCAACTCTCATTTGGTTTGCTTTCATATTTCTTTTTTTCATATTTTTAATTTCAGCAACTATTTTTGCATAAACATTTGAAGTTGTTAATTTTGTTGTATCTGTTGAAACAGTACCTGTTAACAATGCCTCAATTGCCATATTTTCTTTTTTAATACCAATTGAATAACCTGCACTATCAATTCTTTGTGCTACTAAATTATCTGGAACTGCATCTGCCTCATATCCATCAATTAATTCATTTACACCATAATCTTTATCAATTGGTAATGGAAGATAATCAGTACCTGATGTTTGTAATTCGATACCATTTTTTATATCGTAATCTGATACTTTTACTTCCTCATCTCTTGTTGGGACCATTATTTGTCCTGTTACTCCATCTTTTTCGTAATCCTCTGAAAAATCATCATAAATATTTGTTTCAGCTCTTGAAATTGCTAAAACTTGTGTTGCATAACTTTCTTTTCTTTTATGTGTTCCTGTACCTAACGCATTTGCCATAATAAACCACCTTTTTAATCCTTTCTTCAATTAAATAATTCAGGGTGTTTTTGCTTTAATATTGCAGTTACCCCATCATCTTTTTTACTATTATTATTTTTTGTAACTGATACACCATCAGTAGTATTATCTGAAACATTTTCAGATTTTTGAGTGTATTTAGGGTTATCTTTTAAAAATTCTTCAAGATTTTCCTTAAAATCTCCCTCCATTTTAGAAACTTTAAACAAAACATAATCAGAGTCATCTTTATTTACACCACTTTCTAGAATTGCAATGTAATTTTCTTTTTCCTCTAGATCAGAAATTGCTTTTTGATAGGCTGTTTCTTTTTCCGCCTTCTTTTGCTCCTCTGTTTTTTGACTTTCTAACCATTCGTTATATTTCTTTAAATCAATATCTTTATACTTTTTCTCGTATTTTTCTTTTAATTTTTTGTCTAAAGCATTATATTCCTCTTGAGTATAAGTCTTTGCAGATTTGCCCTCATCTTTGTTTTGACTGGCTTGAGTTCCAGAGTTTTCGTTGTTTTCAATGTTTTCATTTTCAACATCATTCTCAACATTTTGGTTTTCGTTTTCTTCGTTCATAGAAAATACCTCCTTAAATACCTAAATTATTCTTTTAAGTCTATAACATAGTAAAAAGACTACTACCTGTGTTGTTCTTTAAAGTCTGCAATACAGTAAAAAGACATAAAAAAGAACACCTTGCCAACATCGGCAAAATGCTCTTTAAATTTATAATTATATAATTAATAACTAATCAATTTTATCTTCTAATTTTAATATTTTAGCTTGTAAATTTTCTAATTCTACACTTTTTTCAGTAAAATTCAAATTTTTATCTAAACTATTTTGAATTGCTGCATCTAATTTTTCAATAATATCTCCCGTATCATCAATTGTGTATTCTTTATCTTCTATAATTATATTATTTTTCATCAATAATTCTATTTCATTGTTATTAAGTTCATCTTTAATTTTCAATGCCATATTTCTTCAACTCCCTTTTATTAGTTGGTCTTGCTGTAGTAACTTTTCCTGTATCAGGATTTACCGAAATGGTAACTTTTTTTCCAAATACATTAAAACTTCTTCTACCTTCATTATCTACTTTAATTTTACCATAATCTAGTGGATTATTCAAGGTATCTTGCACATCCTCAAAATTTAAACTTCTCGCAAAAGTTCTCGAAATAATATGTTCTGAAATCTCTTTTATTTCAGTTCCATTTGCATTTAATCCTATTAGTTCATTATTATATCTTGTAGCAATTTGTGTAACACTTTTCATTGAACTTTTTATTGTTTTTTCTTGTGTTCCAATATACATTCTAGATCTATCTACACTATTTTCAATAGCTTTTGTAAATTCTCTTAATTCTTTTTGATGAGTATTATAATATAATGTCTTTTTTGCAAAATTGGTTTTTGTATCCTCAATTAATTTATTATCGGTATTATTACTTATTAAAATTCCTTGCATTCCTGCGAGTTCTTTTTTATCTTGCCTTATTCTTCTTTCCATTTGTCTTTGAATTTGGTTTGCCTCATATTTTGTCATTTCTTTATTTTGATATGTTACTTTTTGATTTTGCATTTCTTTTAATTGGTTTTCTGTATATGTTCTTGCAGAACCTTCATAATAAGGGTTCCAATCGTGTCTACAATTTATTCCCTTAAATCCTGTTATTTCTCCATACCCAATATCAGCAAGACTTAAATAACCTTTTTCCCCGCTTCTGCTTACAATTTTCCCTTGCCATTCTGCGTGTTCTGGTCTTGCACCTATATGAGCTGTAATCTCCATCAAATCCCAATTTAATTCATCTGCTCTTAACAATTGCAATTTACCACAAGTCTGATTTACTCCTGTAACGACATTCATTCTTACTGCACTTTCAAGAGATATATTATGTCCTGATGGATATGTAACCATTGTACCTTTCTCACATACATCATTAACAGCATCAATTATCGATTGAGAATAGCTTTTGACACCTGTTGATACTTCCATATAGGCCCTATTCATAGCATTTAAAAAGTCTGATTGTGAATTATTTGCAGTTGTCATTGCTAAATTAGATAAATTATTGTTAGTTTTATTTACAGATGCAATTAAAAAATCCATCATTCCTTTATCTTGTTTTAATTTTATTGGATTTAATCCTGCCATCTTATAAATTTCATCATCATTTTTTATAGTAGTAATTCCTGCATCTTCAAATATCTTATATATTTCTTCGTAACTTGTTTTATTATATTTTGCAACTAAATCAACAACATCTGTATATAATACTCCCATTTGTTGTGCTATTAAAACATCATTTTTAACGACTGTATTTGCATAACCTACATTTGCAATTCTTTCTGATATTTCTTTAATAATCTGTAATTCTAAATTGTTATATATTTGAATTGCTTGTGTTTCTACTTTTTCTAAATAATCTGGAGGTAGCATTTATTATTCCTCCTTTTGTTTTTCTTTTTCTTCTTTTTCCTCTTTTTGTTCTTTTTTACTATTATTTTGACTTTCTTCCGTCGGAAATCCAAATATTTCTTGATTTGTCATCTTTTCATTATTAATTTTTTCTAATTCCTCTAATGCTTGTTGCTCTGTCATACCTTCATTTTGCATCAAGTATGTAACTTTACTCTTTAAACCTTGTTGTACTTCCATAAGTGCTAATGTTTTTTCTGCATTCTTATCTGTTATAATAGAGTCATCAGGTACTATTGAACAGTCATCTGCATTTATACCTTCAATATTACATATTGCTCTAACTAAATCATAAACAACATCATTTACATTTATTAAATGTCTTGCTCTTGTTCTAAATGCCTTACTATCTTCTGATATGACCTCTGTTGCTGTTTTTACTGATACTCCATCAAATTTATAATAATTTTCCCCTAATCCAACATTTGAAGATAACCAATTTAATTCTGCATTTATTGCCTCTATATGTTCAGCAGTTCTTAATTTAAAATCAATTTCTTTTGCAGGTTGTTTTTCCATTCCTTCAACCGCAACATATACTTCATCATTTGCATCAAATTGTTGAACATAATCAATTGAACCTTTTTCGTTAGGTACAGCCTTTGCTTTTAATGTAGAATTATCAACTAATATTCTTTTTTTACCTAAAACAAATTCTCTTGAAAAACTATCGTATTTTAAATCAATAGCCTTTAATCTATCAATAGAATTAGCAAATATAGATATTCCTGTTGGTGTACCCATATCTAAATTATTTGCTAAATTAGGCTTTAATACTTGAAAATAAGGTACATCAGTTTTGATTGTATCTATTTTTTTTATATCTGGATATACAGTATTAAAATCAATTTCCTCTCCTAATTCATTATCATTTTCTGATCTATATAATTCGTGTTTTCTGATATATTTACTATCTTCATATTCGTGATATGTTATATGTGTATAATGAAATGTTTTCTCTTTATTTTCTCCAACATCTTCTGCTTCTGAATATCTTGAAACTGTTATCAATCCATATATATAAGAATTGGTATATTTATATGGTATAAACAAATCTCCTGTTACATAATCAATTGTTGTAATTCCATTATCTTTATACTCTATTAATGCACCATTTCCTAACGCAAAAACTTTTTCAATAAATATAGGAAATTCTGTTGTAAAATTGTTTACTTTATTATCTAAAACACTCCATAATTTTATTGTATCTTTTTTCTTTTTTAAATTTATTTGTGTTTTTTCAGTCCAAAGCAATTTTGCCATATCTTCACAAACTTTTTTTGCCATATTCATTGTTAAAACTTCTCTATCTACCGTAGTTCCGTTGGCTAATTTTACTTTATAATGATGAAAACTTGCCACATCTCCTGCAAACCATTCTTTCCATATTTGCATATAATCATACATATCGCCAACAGCAAGATTTATATTATTTTTTTTACTTAGAACACTAGAAATGTTATTATATAGTTCCATTTTTAACCTCTTTTCTAAAATTTTAATCCTAATTTTACTAAATTATCTTTTACCCAATATTGAAATTCATCTTGTGTATGGTCTGCATAGGTATATGCAAAACTTTCTGAATGTGTATTGTAATATCTTTCATCTACTGGTAAATCTTTTTCAGCTTTATCAGGTTCTGGCTTTCCATTTTCTACTGATTTTGGTAACCATTGATAATTTTCATTTTCTTTTTTAAATATTTTATTATTGTTATTTAATACAACTCTAAATTTTTTCTGTGCAATAAAATCTTGAGAATAATCAACTAATTCTTCTTTTTTAGTGCCTTTATTTACAGGATTAAGTCTAACACCATAATCTTTATAATATTGGTTTCTTAATGCTCCTTCTGCACTATCTATTGTCTCTCTATCAGGCATTGCATTATATTCTTTTATCATTTTCCTTTTAAAATTAAATAAATCAGCACTTAATTCGCTTGGTGCTTTCTTTACAGGTTTTTCATTTGGAGAATAATAATAAGTATCTAATAAATACCAATATCCATCATTTCCAAGCCCATAGCATCCACAAGCTGTTGCTGATGTTTGATGCCCACTATCTATTGAAAAATCTATATATATTATTTTTATATTTTTTTCTTTTA